AATACCTTATAATAACTATTATCAGAATTAAAGTCGTCAAAATAAGGAAAAGTGTTAAAGTTAGTGATCTGTGGCATAATTAGAAGTTAGAATTGTAAAACGATTTTAATATCTTCTCTTTGATTAATAGACCTTGTTATCGCGGGTCTATTATCGATATAGATTATATTTCCAGAATGTTTTTGTACCTCTGGAGTTGCTATACCATTAGTAAATGTTTGACCAAAATAATAATTTCTATTATTTATAGATTGATTATTACCATTAAAAGTATTATCGATCTTTAAATTTATGTTTGCTCCTGTTATTTCAAGAGACCCTCCAGTACCTGCTGTAGAATTAAACTGAATTACTTTTTCATAATTAGAATAATCTTGTATTCTTAAATCAGAATAAGTGTATCCAAATAAAGTTCTATCTTGGGTGTACTTAAGAACACCTGTGTTCTTATCATAAGAAATTACCATACCAAGTGCAGTACTTCCAGTAGAAACAGTTTGTGATATAACTGTATTTGGTTCAAATATTGCATTTTGATAATCACTAGGTTGATTAACACCCGTTAATTTTAAAGCATACAGTGAAGTTGCTTGATTTGTAGATAATAATTCATTAGAATTAAACTCTAATGGATTTGAAATTAATCCAATTTGAGAAATTTTATTTCCTACTATAAAATCTGGATTTTCTAAATCATTTCTTATTTGAGAAAATACTAATACTTTTGTAGTTCCCAATTCTCTGTATATATTGTATCCATGCCCATATTGAGGTGGAATTATTACCTCAATAGATGGATCATCTCCTGAAGATGAAATTGGAAAACTTCCTGTAGATAAATCTAATTTTGCAAAAGTATATCCGGATCCACCTTTTGATAGTACTACAGATTCTACAGTAGATTGAGAACTAATTACTATCGTAGCTTCTGCACCAGAACCATCTCCAATAACATTAATTCCTGTGTAAATTCTTGCAGGATCACCTAAATTGGCACCTCTATTTAATATAACTGTGCTTTTTAATTGACCTCCCAATAAAGCATTATTTCTAACTGCTTGATATTCTTCATTCGTCTCCCAATCAGTTGGAACAGTTATATAGTCTAAAGTATCAAATTTTACAATATCATTTGGCGGAATTGTATAAAGATACTTCCAAACATAACCATCTCCACTTGTACCTGCTTCTCTTGGTTCTAAATCTGTAAATAATGGTTCATCTAGTGAAGGACTTCCTTTAGGATTTTCTGGACTTGTCCCATTTTGTAAGCAAATATAAACTCTATAATCTCTATTGATTACATAGTAATTTGAAGAATATAATGATGTAGATTCTGTTGGTTGAGATAATTTGTCTCTAGTAATATTATGCCTATACATGTCATAAGTATTACCAGATTCCCACTGGGTCTTATTGATTGCATATCTAACATCTTCTGGACTTATTTTTTTAAGTCCAATCATAGTATCCCAAATATGATTTTCATCGTTAAAACTATCCCTTGGTTGGATAGGTTCCTCATTCCAATTTGCGTCATATTGTTCCGGATTAGTCAAACCAACAAAAGAATAGTATGAATTTGATTGGGAAGTAACTTCCTGCACAAATTTTTTAGCATTTAATATTCTTATCTGATCAGTGACTATTGCTGACATGTTACCCTTTTCTTGTTATTTAGATTAATATAAATTAAAGTTTGTTGAACCAACTCCAACAACATTTAATGTTAAAAGACTTCCACTTAAAATAAATTGAACAGATTTTCCTGAAGCATCTGAAGAACTTATAAATCCATTAGATGCTGTAATAATTCCCGAACAATTTATTGAAGTAACAGAAATTCCTGGAGATCCTGTTAATCCTTGAGATAAAGTGGATATTCCAGAAATTGAAGAATAACCAGATGTAGTCGATACTCCAGATGTTTGTGAATATGTAGAGACTCCAGAATTTGAAGAATATGCAATAGAATTTGTTAAAGAAGTTCCATTACCTATACTTGCATAAATTTCATTAAAATTAGAATTAATTTTTGCAGCACCTTCTAAAAGAGTATCACCTGTTCCATCATTTGGAGAAGTACCTGTTGATATACCTAGTTTTGCCATAATATTTCAATTTTATGTATTATTTATATTATATTTGAATATAAGTCATATTTTAATGTATTAGTTCTTTTTACTAATGCTGACGTAGAAATTCCAGAATATCCGTTTTGATAGTAGGAAGTGAAATTTTTCCTATCTCTTCTACTTCTGACAGGATCAAAAATAATTCTTCCCCAACTAAAATTACCAAAGTAACTAAATTCGTTACTATTTGAATCAAAAGTAAATGTATTACTATCAAATGTAGTTATACTATTATCAAAAGATGGTAAAGTTAAATCAATATCAGAATTAGTTAAAGTTTGAATTTCTACTATAGAAGTAGTTCCAATTCCTGGTACATTTTTAGATTTAATTTCTAAATCATATACTTGGAATACATTATTAAAATAATCTTGTGTATATGATAGTATTGACTGATTATTATATAAGGAAGTAACTCCCAATCCAATATTTGAGTTGCTAACAACAAAGAAATATCCAGTAGAAATTCCACTAACTCCTAAACTATACTGAGATCCAGAATTAACATATGGATTTCTTAAATATGATTGAACATCAATGTAAAAATCTAAAGCAATCGCAGTTAATCCTGCTCCAACAGTAGTCTTTGCGATTCCAGTGATAGTTCCAAAATCACCTTCATAAGTTACATTAATTATTTTTTCAGTTACTACTTTTGGGTGTTCTATAATTACCATTGGAGGATTATTTAGATCATATCCTCTACCCGAATTAGTTATAGAGTAAGATGCAATTAATCCATTAGATATTGTTAATTGAGCCTGTGCTTTTATTCCATTAGAATCTTCTGGAGGATTTGATATTGAAATAGTAGGAATAAATGTGTATCCATATCCAGGGTTTGTAATATCGATTGCAGTTATAGATCCAGCTAAAGAAACGATTGCAGTTGCAATACCAACTTCTAGTGTATCTTGAGATATTAACTCGATTTGACCAGCATTAAAAATTGAAATTGGTTCTGCATCATTATCAAAGAAAGTTTTTAAACTTTCTACAAACATATCAGTAGAAGATGTACTGACATTTTGTATGATTGTTGATACAGGATTAATCATTGGTTCATATAAAGATCTATTTTTAGAAATTGGTTGCCCATTTATGAATAAATCTTCAACTTGCCTACAAATATTTACTGGCCTTTGAGTAATTTCATCTGTTATTTTTCCTGGACCTGCATAAGGATTTGTTATAACAATATCTGCTGATAGAATTTCTTCAATTTGTCTTGATTCTTCTCTTTCTGATATAATATTGGAGTGTATTCTTGCAGTATCACCAACTTCAATCTCTTCAATTATATCAACTAATCTCACATCAATGTTAGGAGTTCCTCTGTAGAATAAAATATTTGATGTATACTCTTTTTTAGGAGGTTCTGAGAAAACTAATAGACTTCCGCCTTTAAACGAATATGACTGTCCAGGAATCTGTAATATTCCATTGATGAATATTAATAAAGTTGCTTCAACATCAATATTACTTCCATTTTTAGCAATAATTGATACACGATCACCTCTAAATTTTATTGGAAATACTCTTCTAACACCATTAAACAAGTTATCAAATGAATCTAATTGCTGAATATCTCCAATACTCCACCCAGAAAATTCATCATTACGTACCGATTTAACTTCTATTTGAAATTCTTCTAAAGTCTTAGTTAAATCTGTTGGAATTCCTGTTTGACTACCAATATTGAATGTTAATATCTCACCTTCTTTATAAGAATATCCATTATTTGTAATATTAAAATCTAGTATAGATGAATCTTGACTTACAGTTAAATCTATTCTAGCACCAGTGCCAACTCCCTGAACAGAATCCCCAGAATATATTAAAGGAATATTTGAATATCCTAATGGACTATCAAATCTTATTATTGGCGGATTTGTATTAGTGTAACCAGTTCCTGGATTAGTAATATTAACACTTATTACTCTTCCAGAAGAAACTGAAGCAATTCCAACTATTTGTATAGATGAAGATGTTTCTGTATACACATTTACAGTAGTTTGAATTCCACTTCTATATCCAGATCCACTATTTCCAATACTAATACTTGTAATTGTACCAAATCCAGAAATTATTGCAGTTCCTCCTGCAGAAACTAGCGGTTGATAACCAAAACCTGCAGTAGATCCTATTGATAAAATCACTCCACCTACTGGTAGTGCAGTTACATTAATATCATCATTTACTTCTTGTGTACTTGGATAGAAGAATAACTTAGTTTGCCCAGCACTTTCCTCTAAACTATAATTTCCTAAAACAGAAGCAACTCCAGTTCTTGCAGGTTGTTGGAAAATATCTTTAATTGTTATTATTGCATTATTTGTGGAAATTCCAGTTATGTTATTTCCGTTAACTTTTAAAACAAAATCAGATTTTATTCCTGTGAATTGAGTTGAAATATCATCGAAGAGGACATTATCAGTGTAAACTTCTTCTGTAGTATCAACTTCACCTCTTCTTAAGAAAACACGACCTGAGAAATAAGAATTTGTAGTAATTCCTGTAAAATCTCTATCATCTGGTCTAATTATTGGAGCACCAACTTGATTTTGTGGTTGGGATAGAGGAACTTTTCCATATGGAGCAGCGGCGAAATCGATAGTTGTTCCATAAATCTTATAATTACCAGATAATTTATATACTGTGGATCCTATACCATGAGCAACTGCACCCTTTTCTCCCATCCATCTTCTTCTTACCCTAATAAGTTGTTCAGAACTTACTCCAACTCTTTCAACAAGCATAATTTCATCATTTATTTGAAGTAAGTCTTTTGCAAAAATAGAACTTATTCCAGAAAGTTTGATAAAAGCATCAGTTGCAGTAACATTTTTAGTTAATTCAAAATTTATACTAGTTTTTACTACTGGTGATTGTATCATATTGTCTATTGTAAATAGACACTTAGTATCTTTATTTGTTGCCGTAAAGGAATGTTGCGTTCCTACACCAAGAGTTGTTAGTACAAGAGGTTCTGGATTATATTTGAGAGCGTTTTCTGCAGTTGATGCAAACTGAATTTTAGATTCGTTTACTTTAATTACATAAACTTCGTTTGGTAATTTATTAGTAGAAAGTCCAGATATAACAGTAGTCTGTATTCCTATTCTAGAATCTGGAATAAATGAATTTTGATATATTGAATAATTAATTTTTTCACCAGAGGTGAAGAAATGATTTGGAATTCTTATGCAATTTTCATCTATTAATACAATATCATTATCTTCAGAGTTAAACTTTCTTTCAAAGACAGGGAATCCTTTATACGTAAGTTCAAATGTTCTCTTAATATCATTTTCAGTTCCAAAATAATCTCCATATAAAGTAGAAACACTTGATTGATCTAAATCTATACTAGTATATGATTTTTGAAGGTCTACAGTTTCTAGTGAATAAATTAAAGTTCTAACATTAACATTTCTATTTGCTAATGGTTCAAAATAAAGTTCAGTTTGATCAACTCCATTGATTGATCCAGTAAATGTTCCAATTCCAGTTAAATATAAAGATTCATCACTCAAAACTCTTCCAAACTCGGTAAAATAAAGTTCAGACCCGTCTCTAACACCTATTATTTCGGAGAACTGGTAGATGTTATTTGTTGAGTCTTCAATACTTGCTAAAATATAGAATGATCTATATAATCTTGATATTGAAGTTACTATTCCTGGTGATGGTGTCGGAGAACCAGTTATTTGCAAATATTCAGATTCAATTCTAGATGTGTTCAATACTGTTTGACCTATAGAAGTCAGTGAATTATCAGAAATACTAGTAGTTACTACATTAACTTTAAAATTTTGTGTGGGATTAAAGTTTGGAACTAATTTTAATGATAATGAAGATCCAACTATTTGAGGGTAATAAGTACAGAATCCTGCACTAATATCTGCAGTGAAATTTGAAGATTCAAGATTTGCAAATTCTGTAACATATACATCTGTTCCATCATGAATTAGATTTAATTCATCTGCCTGTACATAAGAACCATCATTAGATTCAATGGTTATCAAGTATTTTGAAGATCTATAAGTACTTGATTGATTTGATATAGTTATAGGAACTCCAGAAGAGGATCCTGATGGAACAACTGAGTGAGTAGATGCAATAGAAACTACCTGACCTAATGCTGTGGTTCCAATACCAACTAGTTCTTCTCCAATATTCAGAGAAATTCCACTAATATTATAATCTTCAAACTCAAAATCTATTGGATAATATAACAAGTATCCATAACTACCAAAAACTGTAAAATCAAAGTATCCATGAGGATTTAGAGTTTCTACTCTTCCATATTGATTTAAATATCCATAAGATCCATCTTGAAGAAGATTTACAATGATGGATTGTCTGTCAGTAGTGAATAATTTGTTTGAAGTATAGATAAAATATTTTTTAAATTTAAATTCATCTAATCTAAACTCATCAACAACTGAAAATCTAGTTGCTCTTGGATTACTATTAAATTCATCAGTAATATCATCAACAATAAGAACTCTATTTCCTATTGACTCAAAATAGTCTTGAAGAAGTTTTGACCCAAATCTTATTTCATCGGAAATGTAATCATTAATTCCAATTTGAACACTATTTTCTGTTACTAAATCATAATCATAAATGCAATTTAAATCTGCAAATCCATCGATATTTGCTATACCAAAAACATCACCATTATTTTGTGTGGAATTAATCCCAGAACTAACTGGGGTAGAGTTTACTGATAGATTTGAGAATCTCTTAAATCCAGCAGTATGATTTAAATTCTGTACTAAAGAATCCCAAGAATTTATTTGCACATTTGTATTAAGTGCATACGAGAAATATTGATAATAATCACTATCATGTATTCTTTGATTATTATCATTTAAAAATCCTTTATTATTTTTCCATCTTTTTTTCCTTGTTCTAACAGCATCAAATACATATTCTACTGTAGATATACCTACTATATTAGAAACTGTGCCAAAAGATTTTGAAGATTCGCCAAAAATTAAAGAATTTAATTTTATTTCTGATGGATCATATGATTCTAATTTTAGATATTCATTGGTAAGATCCCATTCAGAAACAATACCTTCAAAATTTCCTTGAGTAACTTTTTCATTTTTGAAAAACTTATTTTTCTTGAGAACTACAGAAAAAACTGGAAAATAAGAATCTGGAATAATTCTTGCAGTTGTAAATAATGAATCATAAACACCAGGATTTTCTGAACCAACATAATCTCCAATACTAAACGTTACTGAAGGTAATTGTCCTCCAATATTAGGATCGTTATCAACTACTGTAAACAGCGCATAATCATAGTTTTTAGAATTATATCCAAGATCTGTTTCTGGATTTAAAGTTACTACATTTTCAATTAAAACTTTTGAACCGATTGTAAATGGGAAAGAAGATAAAGAACTAAATCCTACTGTGTCTAAAACTACAGTTACATTTTTAGTAAAATCATCATAGTCAAGTGAAAGTATTTTAAATCCATTAGTATTGTTGATTGGAATTATTTTTGGAGTTACATTATAAATTCCATTAGTGTTTGTAATAATATCAACTTCTAATGTATCTTCATTATAAACTAAATTTAAATCCTTCGCTGGTTTATTTGTAAGACCATCAATTAAAACTAAACCTGGAAGTTCTGTATAATTTTTTCCATAAGAAATAATGTCAACTCTTTCTACTGAAGAAAGAGGTTCTATTTTTAATGATAATGGAAGATTTGCTTTAGGTCTTAATGTAATATCTGAAGTAAAATCATTACCAATATCTTGAATATTTAATGATCTTAATTTACCAATATTCTTAGATTCAATTATTCCAAAAAAGTCTGCACCATTTTCAGAATCTATACGATTTACTGAAGGAAGTTTAAAGAATTTTGAACCTTTAGAAGTA